TGCCAAATGGTTATACCATTTAGGAATAGAAATTAATTCTCCAATCGATATTCATGTAGGTGATGAAGCAGCATTTAGATATGCTTGCGAAAAGGACCATTTGGAAATTGCCAAATGGTTATATTATTTAGCAAAACAAATTAATTCTCCAATTAATATTAATATTAATGACAACTGCGCATTTAAATTGGCTTGCGACAATAAGAATACCGAAGTTGCTATGTGGTTATGTACTTTAAATAATAATTATCATGTTAATATTAATTCTACCACAAACATAATAGCATATACCATCGATTAATTATAAAAAAAATATATTAAAATTTTGAATTATTATTGTATTCAGACATGCTTGCAAAAATGGGCATTTAAAAACTGCTTAATATTGACCCCACTACTAACAAAATTGAATATTTAATTAATAAAAAATAATTGAAAAAAAATTTATTAAAAGGGCCGTTTAATGACTTAGATATTAATAAAAATGGAGAATTCATTAAATACTATTGTTGTCGGAGAAGGAAAATTGTCGTTGGACAACTTTTATAATGTTTGTTTGAAAAATTATCAAGTAAGTATCGATGATGCTAGCAAAATGCGAATCAAACAGGCTCGCGAATCTGTTAAAAAAATTATTGATAGTGACCAAGTAGTTTACGGTATTAATACTGGATTTGGTTCATTAAGCAATACAAATATCTCGAAAGAGGATTTGGAAAAACTACAACGAAATCTAATTTTATCACACGCTATTGGCTGTGGTAAAGTTGCACCAAATTCGGTTGTTAGGGGAATGTTATTGCTGAGATTGGTTTGTATTTGTATTGGACACAGTGGTGTTAGACTTAAAGTCGCCAATAAATTGATTGAAGCCCTAAATAAAAATTATATTCCAATGGTACCAAGATTGGGTACAGTCGGAGCATCCGGTGATTTGGCACCCCTCAGTCATTTAATGATGGGAATGATTGGTGAAGGATTGGCACTTGATTCTGAAACAAACAAATATATTAATGCCAAAGAAGTTATGGCTAAATTAGGTATCAAACCACTTGTTTTAAAAGCAAAGGAAGGATTAGCACTAAATAATGGTACACAATTTATCACCAGTTATACTGCACAAGCAACTCATCACGCGATTCGTTTGTCAAAATTGGCTAATTTAGTTGCTGCATTATCTGTTGAAGCATTACATGGTGTGGATAAAGCATTTGATGAAAAAATTCAATTAGTTAAACCACACGCTGGACAAATACACACTGCTAAACAAATGAGGCATTATTTGTGTCCTTATGGTATACCATCAGATATCAACAAAGCACACACCAAGGATAAAGTTCAGGACGCATATTCTCTTAGATGTATTCCGCAAATTCACGGTGCTGCATTTGATTTGATAACATTTTGTGAAAATATTGTCGTTACTGAAATGAATAGTGCCAACGATAATCCGCTGATATTTGGTTCGGAAGTAATATCCGGTGGCAATTTTCATGGTATGTATATTGGTATGGCGGCAGATAATATTGCACTGGCAATGTCATATTTGTGTAACATTAGCGAACGCAGATTAGAACGATTATTGAATCCAGCTCTTAATAAATTTTTACCAAGCTTTTTGGTAAAAGATGCTGGCCTCAATTCCGGATTAATGATTGTCCAATATGCATCAGCTGGTATTACTGCCGAAAATAGGCAATTGGCTATGCCAAGTTCTGTCCACAATATTCCAACCTGTCAGGGAACCGAAGATGTTGTATCAATGGCTGGACATTCTAGCAGAAAAGCGATGGATTCAGTTGAAAATACATATCGTGTACTTGCTTATGAATTATTAGCGGCATACCAGGCAATGCATTTCACTACAGAGCATCCACATCATCATCTACATCATCTTTTGGAACATATGAAACAAAATCTCCCAAAAATTGAAAATGATATGTATATGAAAAATCATTTGGATTGGATAATTGATTTCCTCAAAAATATGGATATTAGCCAATATGATAAATAAAAAATTGATGAAAAAAAAATTAGTTATGCTCATAATTAAAAACTTATATTAATACAAATTCACTCGAATTTTATTAATATAAATCCCAATGGAAATTCATTTCGAATCTGGTCTGGATAAAAATAGTTTATCAAACCAACTAAACCAACTAGATGATAATTCCGTAATTGTTTTTTGGTATGTTGGTCCAAAAGGATTAACCACTGAATGCGCAAAATATTATCAAAAATTATTCCGAACCATAACAAATCCACATCCAAAAATTATGCTGTACGATTTAACAGCTTGGAAAGCATTATTTGATACTGATCATTCGATTAGTCGATCCTACAATGAATTAGACTGTATCGAAGAAATGACAAATTCGCGTATGTTATCATTGAAATCCAAAGACTTTTTTGATTGGTTGGTTAGCCAAACCGATGGACCAATCAAAAATTTTTTAAATTTGCTGTTTGGCAATGAAAAACTATTTTTAGCTAGCGAACATTATCCCAATACTGGTATTAAATTTTCCAGCTTGAAAGAATTTGATAATTTTTCCGATTATCCAATTTATGATAGGGACACTGGCAAATCCTACTCTTGTTTACAATATATCGAAATGTTGTACCTAATCGAAAAATTAATTAGTATGAATTTCAAAGAAATTTATTTTGCGCTACCAAATGATGAACTCAAATATTATGATATTGCGGATAATAATTTTATTCAGGATTTTTGTACTTTTTTATTGTGTGTTAATAATAATATTCCAGTGGATTTATCAAGTACCAAAGTCAGTATTTGTGCATTTAAATTTGGTACCAAACAACACCATCGTCCATATAATATGGGAAATAAACTATTAGATATGTTAACGAATGATTTTGTAAAACTTGGAAGCTAAAATTCCAGTTTAACCTGCCTGTATTCCTAGGGACAAGGTAAAACTCGGATCATAAACTAATTATTTTAATAAAAAATTGAAAAACTAATATGTAGGCAGACTCATTAATTTTGGTTAATCAATTTAACTACAATTACTTAGTTTAAAAGTAACATCATGGAACAACAATCACCCATTTTATATAAAATCTTGGCTTATTTTCGCCATTTGAGCGATATTCCTCGCGGATCTTATAATTTGGATGGAGTAAGAACATACTTGGAAACGTTTGCTAAAGAACGCGCATTCGAATACCAACGCGATACTTATGGTAACTGTGTTATTTTTGTAGGCGATAAAACAAATAGTTCTAGAAAAAATGTCGTGATTCAGTCACATATGGACATGGTTTGTGTCAAGAGCGAAGAATCGACCCATGATTTTACTAAAGATCCAATTGAATTTGTATTCGATGGCGATATACTCAAGGCAAATGGAACTACATTGGGAGCAGATAATGGTATCAGTTTGGTAGCCAGTTTGGTTTTAGCAGAAGAATTAGTTAAATCCGATTCGACCTCGAAAGTCAATTTGTATCTGCTTTTTACAGCCGATGAAGAAAGTGGCATGCTGGGCGTTTCGGAGCTTTCTACCGATCCATCTTTTCTTCCCGAAAATGCATTTGTTATTAATGTTGATAGCGAAATCGAACACAAAGTTTGCGCCGGTAGTGTCGGAGCATCGGAAACAATTATTACCGCTGAAAAATATTATCAAGCAACAATGATGGGCGATGTTAATCCATTGTTAAACAACACTTGTTATTCGTTATCATTGAAAGGATTTACTGGTGGTCATTCTGGCTGTGATATTCACAGAGGACAATATTCATCAGTCAAAGCAATGGCACATATTTTGTATAATGTCAAATCAATCAAAAATAATAGATTTAGTTTGTTTGAGATTAATGCAGGATCTGCGCATAACGCCATTCCAGAATCTTGTGCTAGTCGTTTTTGCATGAATCCAGTAAATGAAGAAAAATGTCGCGAAATTATTAATGGTGTTATGAAATCAGCTGGTGACAGATACAATGAAAAAAATGTTACATTTACCTTTGAAAAAGTAACCGATGGTTTGCCAAGAGAATCGGTAATTGGTAATGAACTTATTAATTTACTGATGGTTTTGCATCAGGGTCCACTTTCCTTAAGTCCTTTCTCATTGGGAAATTTATCTACATCCAATAACATTGGCATCATTAAAACAGAAGCTGATACGATTACTATTAATTGTTTGACCAGATCATCATCTACTGGTGGCCTCAAAGAGTACTACGATCAAATTTCTGCCGCATGCGAAATGGTGCCATTATGCAGTGTCAACGAATTCAGTTGTTATGAAGGATGGGCACCTGATTGGAATTCGAGTACAACATTAGCACATCTTAAAAAGGCACATCAGAAGCTATTCGGATATGAATGTAATCCCTATGTCGCTCACGCTGGACTTGAATTGTCGACTTTAGTCGCGAAGTTTCCTCAATGGGATGCGATGTCTATTGGTCCACAAATTGACAAAGCTCACACATTCAAGGAGCAAATAACAGTCAGTTCTATTTTACCATTTTATGATTGGCTATATGAAACAGTTAAACAAATCACTGCATAATGATATAAAATTATATCAAAAAATAAATTTTTATACTAATAATATTAATATAAAAATCAATATCCTACTAAAAATAAATGTCGAAATCACTAATTAAATTTAAGGAGATACCTTTTGAAAGATCTTTTGCGTCATGCAATCGTGCCAATAATTGGTCCAAACAAAATGATATCACGCCCAGACAAGTTTATAGAGCAACATCCAAAAAATATAAATTCGATTGCGATAATAAAAAATGCGGTCATACATTTGATGCTTCTATATACAATGTAGTTAGTGGTAGTTTTTGTCCTTATTGTACAAATAAAAAATTATGTGATGATATTAATTGTAAACCGTGTCATAAAAAATCGGTTGCTTCTCATTTAAAATCGATAATGTGGTCTAAAAAAAATAATATTTCACCAAGAAATGTTTTCAAATCATCACATAAAAAATATATATTTGATTGTGATGATTGTAATCACCAAATTGAAACATCACCAGATAAAATAGTTGCAAATCATTTTTGTGCTTATTGTGCAAACCAAAAATTATGTGACGACAATAAATGTGATTTTTGTAAAAATCACTCTTTTGTTTCTCATCCTAAATCAAAATTTTGGTCATTAGAAAATGATATATCACCAAGACAAATTTTCAAAAATACACACAAAGTTTACAAATTCAATTGTGATGTATGCAAACATCAATTCGAAACATCACCACATAATGTAGTAGCTGGTCAATTTTGTCCATACTGTTCAATTCCTCCACAAAAAATGTGTTATGATACCAAATGTAAATTTTGTAATGATAAATCTTTTGCTTTACATCCAATGGCAATTTTTTGGTCAAAAAAAAATAAAAGTATACCAAGACACGTTTTTAAATTTTCTAATAAAAAATTTAAATTTGATTGTCCTCACTGTGATGAAGTATATGAAACAATGTTATGTTTAGTTTCTATTGGTCATTGGTGTTCATGTATTAAAAATAAAACCGAAATAATTTTATATAAATTTTTAAAATCGAAGTACGATACAGAAAAACAAAAAAAATTTGATTGGTGTAAAAATATAAATCACCTCCCATTTGATTTTTGTATTGAAAATCTTAAACTAATAATTGAATTGGATGGTGGACAACATTTTAAACAAGTTTCCAATTGGAAATCACCAGAAAAAATTCAGGAAATAGATCTTTATAAAATGAAAATGGCGAACGAACACGGATATTCTGTTATTAGATTATTTCAGGAAGATGTTTGGAATAATAAAAATAATTGGCGAAAAATTTTAAAAAAAATAATTAAGAAATATGACAAACCTAAAAATATATATTTTGGTTCCATTTATTTAATGTATCCGATACACAATGATTCTAATAAAAATCAAAAATTTATTATTTCTCATGATTATTAAATTAAAAAATTGAATATTATCATCCAAAATTATTATCAGGGTAGTAAATCCATATAAAAGTATATAAATTTATTTATTATAATTGCAATAATGAGATCCAAAGAAATTCTCAAATTACTTAAAGTTTCAAGAGTTACTTTATCATCTTACGT